ACGGCTCGGATCGATCACGAGGGGGTATCGTTTTTAACGATAACCCTACCTTCCTTCGGGAAAGGGCTCGAAAAAGCCCTTTCCCGCGGAAAGGTGGCTCACGACGACTTCAACGGTTTCCGTTGGGTCGGAGGGCTCCCTGCATTCTTGCAAGGTTTCCTTGAGCTTGTGTTCGACCGCGAGACTGGTGTGCTACTCGATGATCCCTCCTGGGAAGCCATCTTTGCGATCCGACAGATTTCGTCTGCCTTCGCGAAGATCAAGGTACCGTGCTCTGATGAGCGCGTTGCCCAGGCCCTCAGGAATTACATCGAGTGTGAGCAGGAACTTCGCACTTCCGACCGGTCCTTTACGGGTGTAACCCGTGAGGATTTTCAACGTGTCGGACGCCTGCTTTGGGCTGAGATGTTCACCAAGTTGGACCAACAGGTCTATTCTGGTGAGATCGTTCCCAAACACGGTCCCGGCGCCACGGCCGACCGTCTTCGTGGTAACACGAAGTACGGCCAGACTGAGTGGCCCGTGCGACTCGAGTACTACTTTCCTTTCGGAGAGTTTGTGCTCGGGACGCTGCATCAGCCTGCTTATCTCCTTGAGAGAGGGCATTCTGAAGCGGATGCGAAGTACCTCGAACCCGGGGAGGAGAGGCCCGTGAGGGTTATCACCGTCCCCAAGACGCTCAAGACGCCGCGAATAATCGCCATCGAGCCGACCTGCATGCAATACGTGCAGCAAGGAATACTCGAGGCAATCGTGGAAGCTATCCGAGAGGATGACATCTCTCAGTGGCTCATCTGTTTCGATGATCAGCTCCCTAATCGTGAGTTGGCTCGGGAGGGTTCCCTAACCGGGGCTCTCGCTACGCTCGATTTGAGCGAAGCATCAGACCGCGTCTCGAATCAGCATGTACTAGCTCTCATGTCGGACCACCCACATCTTCGTGATGGAGTGCAAGCATGTAGATCTAGGAAGGCTGATGTGAATGGCAAGACGATTCGTCTAGCCAAGTTCGCGTCCATGGGTTCAGCGCTGTGCTTTCCCATCGAGGCCATGGTTTTCGCCACGGTCGTTTTCGTTGGGATTGAGCGAGCGCTTAGCCGCCGCCTAACCAAGAAGGACATTCAGTCCTTGCGAGGTCGGGTACGCATCTACGGGGATGATATCATTGTCCCTGTAGACTTCGTGGAGCACGTGATAGATTCACTCACCAGTTATGGTATGAAAGTGAATCGATCCAAGTCTTTCTGGACCGGAGGGTTCAGAGAGTCTTGTGGTGGGGACTACTTCCTTGGCCGGGATGTTACTCCGGTCAAGATAAGAAGCGAGTTCCCCACCTCACGTGCACACGCAGAGCAGATTGTGTCAACTGTCGCAACTCGCAATCTCTTCTTCGAGAAGGGATTGTATGAGACGGCAGCGTACCTCGAAC